GCACGTATTTTTGCAACGCCCAAAGATTCATCAAGCCCATCCCCTACAATATATTCACCATCTGCGGAGATAGACTTTTCAGCAGCTGAAACGACGGAAGGAGGAACAAAGCTGTATGAAAGTGAGAAACTAGCACTAATTCCCATCAAAACGGCGAACGCCAAGGATGCTCTTGCATGATGCATTTTCACCACGCCTCCTAATTTCACATCATTCTACCGATTGCCTTTCTTTAATTCGCGACGCATTCTAAAAACTCCTGCTTATGATGGAATTTTCGAGCTCCGCAAGACGCAGACCGACCTCTGCCGCTGTCTCGCCCGTGCTAATATTAAGGAAGCTATTTGCCTGACGGCAAATGGCTAAGGCATCCGTAAGCGCTGAAGCGCCAACGGCTGCCGTATCCCGCCCCAGCCGTAGAGCTCGCGGTAGCAGTACATGCTGCCGTCGTAATCGACCGCCCACCAGAGGCAGGCGTAAGGGCGCGCGCTGCCCCAGTCCATCGAGCGGAACCGCATCCAGCCGTCGGGCACCTTGAAAGGCTCGATGACGTGGCGGCTTTCGCGCCACTCTTTGAAGAACTGCCCGACCTCGATGCCCCATTCGCCTTCACCCGCGACTTTGTAGCGCTCGGGGTCAGTGCGCTTCATGTCCTCGAACATCGCGCGGTCAGTATCGGAGAGCCATTCGTTACATTCATACGTCGTCATCGCGAGGACGTTGTCATGCGGGACGTCGAAGAAGCGTGCCTTCAACCAAGACGAGGAAGACCAAGGGTTAAACGAAATCAGCCATTGCACGTAGTAGCCTTTCGGAAGCTGGCCGCGCAGGGATTCGTCGATACGATTGAACGAATCTTCGTCCACCTCGTACGCTTCCTCCAGCCAGCCCCAGCAGAGAATCCCATGCTTCACGGTGATAGACGTGACTTTCAGCGGATCATCCATGCCGCGAAACAGGATGCGCTGCCCAGTCGGCAGGTATTCGAGCTCCAGCGGCGAGACGCGGGCTTTCCACCACGCCGAGACGCCGAGCCTTTCAATCGCCCACCGCAGCTGTGCAAAGCAGGAATCCTTGAGGCTCGCGCCCGTCTTGCGGACGACGAGCGTATTCGCGAGCGGGTACTGCATCATGCGGACGATGATCTTGAGGGCGGCTGTGGTTGATTTCTTCGACGCGCGGCTGCCTTTGCAGACGACATAGCGCTTCTTGCTTTTCCAGAAAGCATCATATCCGCCGCCGACGAGCTCCCGCGTCGAAAGCTCCTTCGCCTTCATGCGTCCGCCTCCCCGAGGTCGTCGCGAATCACGACGGGCTGGACGGAGAGGTTCGTCTCGACGTGGTTGACATAGAGCCCCTGCATCTTGCCCAGGAGCTCCAATGCCTTCAGCCGCACGCTCATCGGCACGGGCTTGCCGTCGCGGTCGGACATCTCCCCGCGCACGACTGCCGTCGCAAACTGCTTCTGCTCGTCCGCGTCGGCGATGCCTGCCTTTTCCTTCACGTCGCCAAGTTCCTGAATCCTTGCTATGATTTTAGGATTCTTTAGCAATTTCGAAGCACTTGCGGCAGCTGCATTGTAGTTCTTCGTCTTGTAGCCCGCGTGCTGGTAGGCGTCCACCTTGTTCTCGCCCTTGCTGATATTCATGCAGAACGCTTCCCACTTCACATTTTCCAGCCGTGCCACAATGCCACCACCTTTCCATAAAAAAATCCTCCCACGCAAAAGGCCCCGCACACTAGCGAGGCCCTTGCTGTTCTATAGGAGGTCATTTCCTTGTATCGGCACTTTATATTATATCTCAGTTCCGTTTTGAAATGGTGCCAAAAAAGTGCCAATCTCATCGCGGCCCATCGAAGATGCGTCCCGTTGCCTTGTCTTTCAGCACGATCGGGCGCCAGACTTCGAAGCCGTGGTCTTGGAAAACACGCTTCGCTTGCTTGAGCGCACGTTTCAATCTGCCGAGCGTGCAGCGATATTCATCGTGCTCGATGTGCTTCAGCGCCTTTCCGCAGGTGTTGTCTGGGTAATGCTCGTGGTTTCGCTCCATGCCCATCACCTCACACGAAAGCAACCGTCTGCTTCGAGCGGTTGCCGAAGAGCATGAGCGCTACTTTGTGCACGGCATCATTGACGCGGCGCTTGCAGGTGCGGAGGCTCCACATCTGCGTGCGGGCGATGGCTTCATGGTTCATGCCTTCAAAGAAGAAGAGACGGATGGCTTCTTGCTCTTCCTTTGAGAGCCGCTTCATGGCACTTTGCAGCTTTTCCGTCTGCTGCTTGAGCGTCGTGCGCTCGCAGGCGAGCTCCATGTACTTGTTCTTCTGCTCGATGCGGAGGTCGGCCTCGCGCTCAGTCGGGGTCATGTCGCCTCTGCCGCCACCCGCGCCAAATCCGGGCGAGGCGATGGAGACGGCACGCAGGCCCGCTTGGATGTCGTCGAGCTCCTGCGTGAGGTTCTTGATGGCCTCGCAGTAGTAGCAGTAGTTCCGCAGGTACTTCCTTGTCAGCTGCAAGTAGTCATTGCATTCACGCTCCATGGGCACCGCCTCCCCTCGTCACCATCTGCCGCACTCCTTGTTGTGCTGGTTCACATGCAGCTGGGCGTCAGAACGTGCGTCTACGTTGATGCCCATGCGTTCCTCTGCCGTCGTGATCGCCGTCATGATGTCCGCGCCTTCCTCGGAAACACGGAGCTTTGCCTCCTTCCCAAGCTTGTCAAAGGATTCGAGCGTCGTCGTCAAGCGGATGTAATCGACCACCGCCGCTTTCCATTCCGTGACTTCCTCATCCACTTTTGCGAAAGCATCCTTTGCCGTCTTCATGGTCTCGTCCTTCGTGCACGGGATGGGAAAGAGCAGGGCGCACTCGCCGCAGTCGTCCTTCGTCGGCGCGTCGTCCTCGTCCTCTTCCTCATCCCACGGCATCGGGCCGTCCCAGCCATAGGGGAGGTCGTCCAGATCGTCGTCCTCGTACACGTCCCCGCCAAAAGGTCCGGGAATGCCAAGGCAGCTCTTGATGATGTTCACGTCGAGCTCCGCGTGCATCAGCACGGCAATGACGGGCCACACGCTCGTCTGCCTGCCCTCTGCAAAGTCCTCCGTGACCTTCTCCAGCGTCTCCGCCGCCTGCCGGAGTTCCTTCGCGGTCCTGCGCATCATCTTCGCTTCTCCGCCCGTCTTCTCATCCTCTGCCAGCATTTCCTCCATCATCGCTTTCCTCCGCTTCTGCTTGGCCCGCTGCTTCTCGGCGTCCGCCGCATTCTCCGGCGCGATTCCAAAATATTTATCTTCTGCCATCTTAGTACCTCTTTCCTATCTCTCGAATCTGCAACGATTCTTTCGGCGCGTCCGCCGCGCCTCTGCCCGTCACTCCATCGTTCAAACTGTCCGTACACAAGAG